ACAAGAATCCCGGTCTTTACTTACCGCTCTTGGCCATGCAATACCATCCCGTTCGTATTAATGTCACACTTGCACCTATACAATCTATGTTCTACACAAAACAACTCTATAAAACGGAAAAAATAGGTGTTGCACAAGTTGCAAATGCAGGACTTTCTGTCCAGCCCGCACAATTAGACATTCAACTCTGGGGTGATTATGTCTTCTTAGATGTCCCTGAACGTCGCCGATTTGTCAGTTCATCACTTGAATATCTCATTGAACAAGTCCAATACACACCACCTCTTGCCATTCCACGAAACTCCCGTAATGCAACCTTATCCTTGAACTTCAATCATCCCATCAAGGAATTTATTTGGGTTTTACAGCGTGATGTTATGATCAATCGTCACGAATATTTCAACTGGAGCAGTCTTGGGTGTTATGAAATCCAAATGAATCAAGTCAATAATCTTCCACAACCACCTAATCGTACTGATTTAATGGTGGATGGAAAACTCCAGTTGGACGGCCAAGATCGCTTTGATGCCCGAGACCCCACATACTTCCGTCTTGTCCAACCCTACCAACGGCATACGACAATTCCTTCCGATCGTTATATCTACGTCTATAGTCTTGCATTGCGTCCCGAAGACCAACAACCCAGTGGAACTCTCAACGCAAGTCGCATTGATAATCTTGTCCTTCAACTCGGCATGTCTGCACAGGGCTCAAATTATAACACGAGCGCACTCTTTGGTGACATGTCTGCATATGTCTATGCAACCAATTATAACGTCTTCCGTGTCATTGACGGATATGCGGGTCTGTTATTCTCTGTTTAATTGAGCACGAACTTACAGGAGAGCCTTCACACAATGAGTGAAGCGGCGGCAGCAATAACACCACAAGCCAATCGTTTTGCGAGTATGTTCAAATACACGCAAAAGAGTTACTGGGGAGGCCCTTGGTATTCCTATTGGACACTCATTCTATTCACAGTTATCGGTGGATTCTTCGGTCTAGATCATTTCTGGTTACGAAGTCCCACAACAGGTGTTTTAAAAATAATCGTCAATATTCTTGGTCTAGGTATTTGGTATTTCTATGATATGCTACAAATTATTGGTGAACAAGACAATGTTATGAAATATGGTCTTACTGCACCAATGATCGGTCCACTTGGAATTGGTGCTGGAATGTTTGTGGACAATCAACCCAATGAACCCACCTCAAAATCTCCCTTCCGATTCCTTGCCTACTTGGCACTTGTATGTCTACCCTTTGGATTTGACTTTTTCATCGCTGGAGATAAAAATGGTGGATTTGCTCGTTTCTTAACATCTTTCATTTTCTTCTTATGGCCCATTGGTTTGATCTGGGGTTGTCTCAATATGGGCAAGGCATTCCTCAATCCAACCTCCTTATTTGAGGAAGGAACAACACGCATGTTCCCCTTCAGCTGGTTTATGGATTCTCGTGGTCCAAGCGTCTTAGGACCAAAAGATATCACGAATACTATTTCATGTGATGGTGGTGGGTTCTTTGCAACAATGTTTTCCATTTTACCTCCGATTGTTCAAACTGCATTACAAGCTGCCTTCCCTGGTCTAATTCCTGCTGTATCTGCTGTAACTGCAGCTGCAACTGCAACTGCTGGTACTGTAAAGGCTGCTGCAAATACAGCGACTGGAGTCTTAGAAGCTATAAAAGGTCCTGCAGTTACAACTGTTGGAATTGCTTCTGGATTGGCACAACAACTTCCAGCCGTAGCTGGTGCTGTCCCTGGACTTGCTGCAGGGATTGGTCAACAACTCCAACAACAAGCCACTGCGGAACTGTCAAAGGCTGCCACTGATGCTGTTACAAAAGGTATGACGGGTGGTGGATTGGCGGAAGATGTTGGAAGCAGTCTCTCATCCAACGCACTCTTTGTCCTCTTAGTCGCCGTCTTTGCTGGTGGTGCGTATATGGGGTTCAAACGCCTAAACGGAGCGCTTCCTTTTTTCAAAAGAAGTCAGAAGGATGCAGATGGACGTCAACGGAATGATACCCCTCCCCAACCACATGGACTTTGAGGCAATGTTGAAACCCCGTGGCACTCGCCCGAGTAACCAAGATTTAATAGATCCCCTTCCAACCTATGCGCCTTGGGTCGTCGTATCCTTTTCTGCAAAATGGTGTGGTCCGTGCCAAAAGTTGGACAAGAAACTCTTGGTCAAAACCACACCTGCTGTGAAATGGTACGCTGTTGACGTTGATGAAAATGATACAACTCTTGGCTATTGCGGTCTCAAAAGCATTCCATCCTTTGTTCTTATAAAAGACGGTGTATTCAAGGATCGCAAAAGCGGCGCTGGATCTGTGGAAGAGATTCTCACGTGGCTTCACAGCAATGGCGTGCCGTTTGAAACCAACTAAATGAAAACAAATAAAGACTACTAGAAATGGACTCGGTGTCTTTACCGTCCCCGTCTTATGACATCCTAGTCGTTGGAGCTGGAATTTCTGGCTTATACGCTACACGACAATTACAACGACAATACCCTGGACTCTCTATCGCTCTTGCAGAACGATACAAGGGTCTTGGTGGACGTACCTACAGTTACTGGCCAACTGAACCTGGTCTCAAAGGAATCCATTGGGAAATGGGTGCAGGTCGTATCCACAAGGATCATAAACTTATTATGGGTTTGCTAAAGGAATATGGATTAACATGGATACCTATTTCATCATCAATGACCTACGTGAAAGGCCCTGGCTCAGCACCTGTTCCAAACTTATTTACAAGCGTATTCATTACTGCATATATCAAACCGCTTTTACAGTTATCATTGGGAGTGCTTGCAAAACATACGATTGAATCACTTATGAAAGAAGTTCATGGTCCTGAAAAAACAGCGGAAATCTTATCCTACTACCCCTATCGTGCAGAAGTCAATACACTGCGTGCCGATATGGCACTTCATGCGTTTTTGGGTGGTGAAATGAGTACGGACGATGATTATGGTGTCATACAAGAAGGATTCAGTGAATTGATTACACGAATGCGTGCTGAAATCTTGGAACGAGGTGCTGTAATTCTTAATCGTCATCGCTTGCTGAATTTGGAAGCGGCAGAGGGATCGTCTACAGACTGTCACTTTGAATTTGGACGAACCGGTCACAAAGAACCCCACGGATTTATTAAACTTCGTGCAACAAAAGCAGTTGTTCTTGCTCTTCATAAAGATGCAGTTGCTGAATTACCTATTTTTAAGAGCTGGAAAGTTTTACAGTATTTACAGACACAGCCTCTCCTTCGTACGTACATGGTCTTTAAAAGTTCTGAAAAACATCCAGTCTGGTTTGCTGCATTTCAGAAAATTGTCACACCTGCAAGACCCCGCTATATAATACCAATTGATCCAAAGAGGGGCGTAATTATGATCAGTTATACAGACGGTGACGATACAAAACAGTATATGAAGATTCAGTCTGAAAAAGGTGATAATGCGCTCTGTAAAACAATCCTCAAGGATGTTCGTACATTATTTCCAGACTGTAAAATTCCAGATCCTGTATTTTTCAAAAGTCATCCCTGGGAGACTGGCTGCACGTACTGGATTCCAGGAAGTTACTCGGCTGAATTTCAGTCAAAAACTGCAATTCACCCATTTCCATCTAAGTTACCTACAGTCTGGCTCTGTGGAGAAAGTTGGTCGTTGCGACAAGCGTGGGTAGAAGGTGCTTTAGAACAAACTGAAAAAATGTTGGGACAAATTCAGTTGTCAGGGTAGACATGGACGACGGGTCAATTGCATTTGCAGGATTATTTGGCTGCTTACTTGTCATTGTTGTATGTTGTTATGGAATCTCTTGCTACGCAAAACAGTTGCGTGAAAGTGATCTACGAGGTGGTGTAAATAATCTTACAACAGTCTAGAACGGGTACGATGCAATCCGATGTATTACCATTTACCATGTATGACTCCATGGGATATGAATCTGTAAATTCCCAACCTGGACCTCCTGGATTTGCTCGCCGAGAAGCTCCTATGGTTCAGACACGTGCACCAGACATGCCTCAAATGATGCCAAATATGTATAGTGAATCCAATCAACAACATCTTCAAGCCCCTCCCGCACAAGGTGCGACTGGTGGTGGCGGTGGAACAGCTGTCAAACAAGGTGCACAAGAAGATATTGAACTCGGATTTGAAGTTCCTAACACTGCAAAAGACATTAGTAATTACAAGATTGTAAAGGATCTTGTATATATTATTTTGGCCGTCTTATTTGTGGATGTTGTAGTTATTTTCTTGACACGTTTTGTGCCCGAAGTCTTTGGTGCAAACTTGAATCGTTGGTATGACTTGTTTGGCTTGAATGCAGTGATTGCCGATGTATTAATTATAGTTATAGGGTTTATTATTGCACGTTATGTCTACACTGGTTACGTCAAAGAGAAGTTTGCTGATGGAAAATGGTCGCCGTTATGGTTCACTGGAACTGTCGTAGGAACACAGTTGATCCACGACTTGCTCTTCTATTACGGAGTCATTACACAAGTCCCTCGTGGCCAAAACTTGATGATGGATGTCTTCAAGGATTATGCGGCCAGTGGTGGCGCAAAGATCTTGTTTGGTGATGCACTTATGATGATTGGATCGGCTGGTTTGGCAATGATCTTGAAGACACAACCCGCACACTTGGTTGCATCCTTTGGCGCATTGACCGCCTATGCATTGCCATACATTCTCTATACAAAAAATCAATACTCGGTGCTTCGTTAAGGAGTACGAATCGCTTCTGTAGCCAGCCAATCCGCCATTGCATTTCCTGAATACGGAAACTCTTTGCGGCCCGTATGAGCCGCTATGTGTTGAATTCGGATAAAGTGCTGGGAGTCTTCATAAAACTCAATCATCGGCTTGAGCAAATCTAGATGCTCCAGCGGCTTTTTCGCATTTTGTGCTCGTCGCCACCCACGCGCCTTCCATTGCGGCCCCCATTCTGTAATACACTTTCGCCCATATTCTGAATCCGTCCAAATGGTTATTGGTGTCTTTAGACCCCTCTCCTGGATTTCCTCAAAGGCTCTTGCGAGACCTCTGAGTTCGGCTCTCTGATTTGTTTGTGGCTCTGTGGTGGGAACAATATCCGCTATCCCGAGAGGTTCTTTTGTGTCTGGAAGATTCCATAATACAACTGAATAAGCCGCCTTGGCGGCCCGTTTTCCATTGGACGGACACGCACCGTCTGTAAATATATGAAGCATTTTGTTTGTGTTGCAAATCTTCTCTAACAATAGAAGATCAATTTTAGATGGATGTTCACGTAATTCTTAATATTTTCCACATTTTACTCGTCGCACCGTTCTTTATTTGGGTCGGTATTTCTCGTGGGCGTCTTCCTGACGGTGTCTTCACTGCCTTGATCGTTCTTGGTATTGTATTGACCTTGTATCACGGCTTCAAAGCATACAATCGTCTCGTGGCGAAATCATCCTATGTTTGGGTCAATTTAATTCACGCCTTGTGGGTCGGCCCTCTCTTGTTCTATGTTGGAATGAACAAACAAGAAACACCTCGTCCTGCATTTGAACTTGTCTTATTGACTGGGTTTGGCGCACTTGGCTATCATATGTATGAATTGGCTGCACACTATGATTTTCTTTAAAAAAAATATAGTAAATCAATTTATGCTCGTACAGTCATCCAATCATTAAACATTGGGTGATCCTGTTGAGGTTTCACACAAGACGCTGCGTGGTAATAGAATTGCGTCATACTCTTGAAGGATTGATTGCATTCCGTGCAGGATGCAACACAACCTTCCGTAGTGGACTTGGTCTTGAGTCCATCTACAAGTTTCTTAAGATGAATCCGTACAAAGTGAATGAGCCGATTTCCCTTTCGGATATCTTCATATCCACATCCAGAACAGGGACACTTGAACATATCTTTCTTTTCAAGTGTCTCCGTATGACGAGACTTTACGTGAAGATCAAGAAGACTCTTTTGGAGGAAACGCATATCACAATGCTTACACGCATGAGGAAGTGCTCCATCGTGCTTTTTCAGATGATAGTGCATAGTTGATTGATGTGTTGCAGTAAATTCACAATGGGGACAAGTAAAGTCACCGTTTGCGTTCTTAATATACTTGAGTACCATTTCTCGTATTCGTTGATACGTGTCTCGGGTCGGACCAACGGATCAATTTTTTTCGGTGAGCCGTTGACTGCTTTTTACTGTATAGACTTGCGGCCATTTTATAATGGCCGTTCGTCGCGACCACAGGCTGTCCCGTGGTCTAAAGTTATTTGGACAAATTCAAGTAAATGTCACAAGATCCGTCTCGTATTCTTGTATTAACTCTTGCAATCGGCGCAGACTATCGTCGTGGCCTCGCAAAAGCCCTCCAATCCAAACGTGACTATTGCGAGCGTAACGGATATACGTACAAGGAAATCCACGAAGAAGGTTGGAATCGCGAGCGACCCATTGCGTGGTCCAAAGTGCCCATCTGGAAAGAGTATTCTGCTCAAACGGACAAATGGGACTATATTTGGATTTCTGATGCCGACGTCTGGATTACCAATCCTGCAATTCGTTTGGAAGATCATGTCATTCCCTTGCTCCCTGCCAACAAGGATTTGCTCTTGACATATGATTCATGTCAACACGTGAATTCTGGAAATATGATTGTGCGACCTGGTGACTGGGCTGTGCAATTCTTTGAAAAGGTCTGGAATCGTGACGAATGTATTTACCATCAATGGTGGGAAAATAAGGCTATCTGTAATCTTATGGCGGAATCTCCCGAGGATAATGCACATATTGAATGTACAATGGAGGCATATCGTTTCAATGCCTATCTCCGTGGCTACAAGGGAACTCGTTTGTGGCAACCTGGTGATTTCCTGGTGCACTTTGCAGGTGTCTATCACGCCGAAGAAATGAATCAATTGATTGAACAAATGGAAAAAGGTGAAATTCCTAGACTGTCAATGTAACAAAAAATGTGCGCCCAGAACAGAAAGAAGAAATGGCTCGTACTCGTCGTGCATCTCGCAAAGCTCGTGCAACTCGCAAGGCCCACCACGCTGCTGGTCACATCAAGGCTATCGGCACAAAGGCTGAAGTCTTCCACGGAACTGCCAAACACACTTCCGGTGGACTCCACAAGAAGGATCTTGTAAAGACCAAGCGTGGTCGCATTGTTTCCCGTCGTAAGCAAGCCGCTGGTCGCAAGGCAATCAAGAACCTCCGCAAACTCGGCTACATCGCCAAGAAGGGTAAGTTCTCCCTCTTCACCAAAAAGTCTAAACGCGGTGGCTTCTCTGATCCCACTGATATGAAAAAGGCAGAAGGATTATTCTAAACATCGTGCTGAGGTACTATAAAAAAATATATAATAATAATTACAATATTAATTATTATTCTATTAACCCTGTGAATGAACAACAAGAATTTCATTTTCAGTGTCCACTTCAACCATACGACTTTTTGTAAGACCACCAAACTCTACATGATGAAGGATATACTCTCCGAACTCTTCATTTTGTTCTTTAATTTTCTGAAGATATTCAATAAGTTCATTTACAGTAATTGCATTTTTTTGAAGAGGGGGCGGAGTTGAAACTTCTTCTTCATCAGAATCATAACTACCAATTACGCAACCACAAGAATCTACGATCTGTGGCATGTTTCGTATAGGACTTGTAGTGTATATTTACGGGAGGGCTGTATTCAATTTTATAGTATAACTATATATTTTATAAGTAGATATAACGGGTATGAGTAAATTTCCTGACACGGGTCCATTATCAGTTAGTACAATTGGTTCTGCATTTGGATTAACAAACCCGATTTCTATGGGCGACTTTCGTGGAAAAACACTTTATAACACGAATGGAACAACATATACAGTTCCAGGTGGGACTGTAAATATAGATTACTTTCATGGGAGATATTATACAAACCCCTATATTGCGCCTATAACTGTTACATATACTACTAGTGATACAATAACAGCACCGCCTGGACAAATTAGAAATCCAACATCATATACTATAACATTAATTGGCGCAGGAGGAGGTGGAGGAGGCGGCGGCGGCGGAAAACACACAACAGAACCATCTTCTGATAACAGAACTGGAGGTGGGGCTGGAGGTGGAGGTGGAGGTGGTAAGATTGTAGTATCAAATATAATATATTCAGTATCCGATTCAATTATAACAACTATAGACTCAACATATAACAATGGTGGCTCCGGTGGGGCTGGTACATCTTGCTATTTTGAATGTAGTGCTGATAATGGTGATAATGGAGATCCTGGCGGTTCATCTTCAATTATAATAACATCATCTGGAACAACAATTATAAACGTGTCTGCAGGTGGTGGTATTAATGGTAATGGAGGAAGAGGTGGTGCATATAATAATTCTGGTGGAAATGGTGGATCATTAGGTGTGGGTGGTACAAATACTATAATAATAGGCAATTCTTATGTAACAGAAAATTTGTCAGGACGGAATGGTGAGGATGGTACTAAGGGTATCCAAATTCTTTCTGGTGGAAATGGTGGCGCAGGAGGGTATGGAGGACCGTCCTATTATCCAAATTCATATGGTAGAGGAGGGTATGGTGGAAGTGGAGGTGATGGAAATGGTGGTAGAGGATCTACTGGAGAAAACGGTGAGCCTGGAATAGTTATAGTTGTATGGGACTACACAATATAATCACTAATCCCGTGCCAAGAGCGTTTGCACAATAGATGCAAACAAATCCTTCTTCTTGGACGATTGTTCAGAAGCATAATACCAATAGAGAGTCGGTTGTTCATCGCCAATTATAGAGACTGCAATTGTCGCCCCCGCACTCTTCAAATCACGTATCGCATCTTTCAAGACAAAGTTGCGCATCGTGTCTGATGAAAGCAATTGTTGTAACGCTGCTTGTGTGGCCTCCATAAGTGTATCATCCATATGTTTGGACGGTGGGAAAAAGGTTGCGTCCATAGTTACAGGTGCGGGTGGGGCTGGAAGTTGTAACGTCTGGAAACAGACAATCGTCGGTGCTTTTGCACCAGCCGCTTGACACCGCTGGAAAAATGCTGGGGGAATCCGAACTTCTGGAGTGGCGATGATTAAGCAAGGAGGTGGTTGATTCAACGCAACAGTTAGGATTAAGGACCAGTCTTGCGGTGTAGCAGGTACAAACATAGCATCCCAACGATCAACAAGCTTCCACGCTTCTGAGGAGGCATGCGTGGTGAGTAAGATACGGCGCTGAAAGGGCGGCGATTCAATAAAACACTGCTCTTGAAATCCTGGAGGGTATGTGATGGGAGACCCTGGTGCGAGAAACCAACGAATGCGTCGGTTACGCAGCGGGGCTTCAAACGCCTCAAGTTGGACAACATGACTCATATCTTAATCTAAGACCTTACAAGTTCTTTAATTAAGATTTATTTACTTACGGTTTGAACGTCGGGACTTGCGTGTTTGCTTTCGTGTGACTCGTCGCCGTTTACGACCACCTGCATGAATGAGTTCCGCACGAAGAATGTATTGTCTAGGAATAGACACCATTTCTCCATCAGATTCAGCCTTAACATGTGTATTTGAGAGATCCAACACAGTTACTTTCATAGGAGGAACTTCAATCACATTATTTCGGTCAGGAATAGGGATAAATGTAAGTCTATAAGTTTTTCCTTTTTCAAGTTGAATTGGAACTTCCATTTTCTATATATGCTCCTCAAAAAAACTAAGTAGACATCACGTCGTCACTTTATTTGTTTATCTATTTATGTTTATTTACGGTAAGAGCGTCGGGACTTGTGTCCCTTACGATGAGCTTTGCGAGTTTTACGCAAACGTCTGCGGCGACCGCCATCCATTATAGGATCAGCGGCGATGATTTTATCCCGTTTAATTGTTTTATATACATCATTGCCGTGAACATTTTTAAAATCTAAAAAATGAACCTTTATAGTTTCATCGCCTTTTTCAAGAATTTTGACCTTATCTTCCATTTCAATTTCACCACGATTTCCTACAATTTTATATTTAAGAGTATAATTTTTGCCAGGAAGAATTTCCATGTTTACCTATTATACTTGTAGTAAATAAAAAATAGCAATGATAGAGAAATGAACCCTACTTCCCAACTTCTTCTTACAGCATTCCTTATGGTATTGATTGACCTTCCTTGGTTGTCGCTCATCGGCGGCCATTACAGTGATATTGTCAAAACGATCCAAGGTGGCCGTGAAGTCCGTATGCGACCTATTGCAGGTATCGTTGTCTATCCCGCCATGGCCTTCTTGGCATTACAAACGAAGAGCCTCAAAGATGCGTTTTTGACCGGTCTCGCCGTATATGCAGTCTATGACTTCACTGTTATGGCGGTCTTCAAAGACTATCCACTCTATATGGCAGTTGCAGATGCCGTATGGGGTGCATTCTTATTCATGGCCGTCTTCTGGCTTCGCCAAAAGTTTGGGTTTTAAGGTTGTTTACATGAAAGGAATCCTCTGGATGTAATCCAGAGACCAGCCGTTTGTTTTTCAAACAAACGGATTCCATGCCCATTGGAGCAGCGCTTGGCGTTGGACGGGGCGACACGTCAAATCTCCAGCCTTACAATTCTTCTTGACACCTCCAGAGTGTCTTGCAAAGGCTCTCCAACGTTTGATTTGAATGGCATCCAACTCTGGAATGCGACGCCCCATCCAATACCGACAATACCATTGAAACCACCCACGTTCATCCACATTGATCTTTGGATCAGACAAACCAGGATATTGCGCCGCCTTTGAACCCTTGTGCGGAATCCAACCATTCTTTCGCCAGATTTGAAGAGGCTGTCGGCTCTTTACTTGAAACAAATTGATCATTGGATCTGCACCTTGTGGTCTCAATTTGTCCAACGCAATGGCGTCCAAGAACCATTCGGACGGAAATTCTGTCAAACAGTCGTTCAAATACTTGCCTTCAAAGACTCCCAAGCGTAACATTTGAGCCGGTGTAAAGTGAGGTTTAAAGCCCTCTGCAAAGCCTTCGCCAGGGGCTTCTTCAAGTACGTATGAATAATCGTGTTTCATTTTGTTAGAGACTATGATACGATCACCTTTTTTAAAACTAGACAAGGGTCGTCCTTTTGTTTGTAGGATTTGAACCATTTCCTCGGGCGTAGACATCCCAAAGACTTCTAACAGTGTACTATAACTTTGCGCAAAAATTGAAAATAACTCGTCATTACCTAACGTTAAAACAAATAGTAGAGTAGAAAATGCCAGAAGAGACTAACGACACAATCTATTCAGTCTATATGGACATCCATACAGCGTGGCGAAATGACGTTTCTGGCAGCGATATTTATCATATGATTCTTGAGTGGATAGAAGTCTGGAAACCTGAAGAAGTCCATCCTGAACTTGCAGATTTGATTCAAGATTATCTTCAACGTTGCGATAATGACGATAGTACATACGATCTTGTGGAGGATTTCATATATGGGTCTTGTTATGATCGTCTTCGTGAGGTATTTATGAAATGAACATTTCTATTAAAGATTGAATTCAATCTATTTATTAGAATGGCGGCTCGTATACCTATTCCGAATTATATGAAAAAAATCGGAATTGTAGAAACAATTAATGCATTTCTTGTTACAAAAGATGTACGATCAGGGATGATGCTTCAACCCCCCGATTATAAAGAACGAACTGAAAAAGATCCACAAACAGCCCTAAAAATAGAAACGATTCTTAATAAATTTCCAGAACTTGTGCCAACAATTACATCTAATCATTTTATAGTATTTTCAAAAAGAGGATTTACTTCAGATGAAATTCCAACAGATGCAACACTTGGAGGAATTCTCGGATATCCGTGTGCAGATGAATTTAAGGCCGCTACTCTTATCAAAGATTCTGCACCAACTACTGCTCTAAGTCTTATGGTTAAATTAAAAGATACTGTGGATGTTAAACAAAAAGAGTATACTTTATTTGCAAATGTATGTCTTACAGATGCAAAACGCCCCGTATTTGAAGCAATTGCGCGTACAGCAGAAGACACGATTCGCACAAACAGTGATTTATCCAAACTTGTTGATTCATTGTATGTAAAAATGTACACAACCGTTCCACCAAATTTTCTAATGAAAAAACTGATTCATGCAGAACCTTTTACAGATGCAGAAATGTTTGAATTCAGAGATATTATACTTTTTAATATTGGATTTAGAGAAGAAGGGTTAATAAACTATCCATTTGATTTTACAAATCCAATTCATCGTGGTGTTGGTATGGCATTAATTTCATTATTCCTTAATGATCCTCTTGTACCATTCTATCCACTTCAATTATATCCAGGAAAAGATACACAAGTAGCGGAACAAATTGCCGCATTGGAGGATGAACTTCGTTTTGCACTTGATTCTGCAAATCTTGTGTTAGAACGTGAGCGTCGTAGCCGCAAAGGATCTACACGCCGCCGCCGATAAAAATTGATGACCGTCTTTCGCAAACGATAGTGTATAACAAAATGGACAAGCCCAAGCGTCAAATCCTTCCTCCACACAAGCCTCCTGCAGATTCTGCCGCCTATCTTGCAGCGTGTTCCCCTGAAGAACGACTTGTTGTCAAACTCGCTATAGAACGTCTCGGCAGCAGCTACTTTATGGAAAAGAGTCACGGGTATCTCGCATGGAAGGCAAAACAGGGGGCTAAATAATATAAGTATAAAACTATATACATTATATTATAATTAAATTAATTTTATGTATTCATTACGAAACTACAGCTGATTAGCATCCATACTTGACCAAGAATACATTATTCACACCAGCACCAGTATTGATATCTGCAAGTGTTCCATACGGTTCAAGTGTAACGTTTGCAGTAGATGATGCAGGTGCTGCAACATAATTGTTTACTGTAATTGGGTTACTGCGGTAGATACCTACCATCCATACATGATCTGTTGGATCTAATGCAATTTCACAAGATTGTTCATCCATTGTTCCTGCCACACGTGTACCCCATACAACAGAACCATTTGTATTGTACTTGATAAGATGTACATCCTGGCCACCAACATTCTGGATTTTTCCATATTGTGTAAGACCAATTTCTCCTTGACTGACTGGTGCAGACGAGTAGTTGAATAATTTAGGAGAACCTGCAGAACCAATCAATCCATGACCTAATCCAATGTATGTGTTTCCTAAGAGATCAACAGTAGAATTAAATGCAAATTGAATATTTTCACCTTCAATCTTGGTCACCCATTGCATGACACCATTATTACCTAATTTAGCAATATGTACAGCAGTTCCATCACCGATTGTCATTGTTCCGTAATTGTTTGTCAAGATTTGTGATCCTGAAATAGAACTGAAACTCTTATACATAATTTGTCTACCTCCACCACTATTCAACATTGTGGTAACAATATACACATTGTTATTACCATCAACTGAAATAGTTGGCTGTCTTGTGTACCAGATTGGGAATTGTTGGCAAGTGGCCCATTGTACAACACCTGTTGGACTGAATTTGATAATTCCTGCACCAACCGTACCACCAATATTCATTGTATGAGATTGTGTGAAATCAAAGTCCGTACCCAAGGTTGATAATGCAACTGGATGATTCATAATAAGTGTGCTTGAACTTGTATTAATTGGTGTAATCGCATATAAATTACCTGAATAATCAGTTGTCAAACTAGGGAAATGATCTGCAGATGCATTCTTCACACATCCAACATACTGAATTTGACCAGCAGAGTTATATTTCGCAATAAATAATGCGTGTGCAGTTAAACTTGTTGCAGGTTTGTAATTACCGTATAGAGTAGTATCAATATCACTTGTACTAGTTGCTGGTGCACCAGTGTAGTTAAAAAATCGGATTCCACCTGTTGATCCTGGTTGGTCACAGAATCCCATATAGACATTATTATTCTTATCTACTGCAAGACTGTGTGCTTTCATATCCGCTCCACCGATATACAATGTACGTGTCGCCCAAGCAACAGTACCGTTTGCATTATATTTCACTAAATAGGCTTGTCTTGCCCATCCTTGATTATTAGGTGTAGGGAGAACACCATATTGTGTCAATCCCACAGCCCCACCGTTGACTGGTGCACTAGAAAAGTTATACAATGTTTGACTACCTGCACCGTTTGTTCCGCAAATATAGACATTATTTTCAGAATCACATGCAACTTTATTATATCCATCATGATTTGCTACATCTGGTGTTCGTACTGCCCATTGACATTGACCTAAACTATTATACTTGAGAAGATAGTTAGTTGATCCACCCGCAATTGTACCATAGATAGAGGTTGGGATTTCACCTCCATTCACTGGAGCAGAAGAATAATTATAAATTGTAAATCCAGATCCAGCGGTTCGGACACGAATATATGCATTTCCTAATGAATCACAAGCAACGGCGGAATAGTTAAACGTTTCAGTATTTCCCATACGTGTTGCCAATTTTGCAATACCTGGTGATGAGTTCTTTACTTGTAATCCAATACTTCCTGTAAATCCAATAAGGAACTGTTTATTACCGAGTGTTACTTTTTGTCCCAAGTTATAGGTTACATCATTGATTGTGATGCTTGTGGCATTTGCTGTAACTGTGTATAACACGCCATCTGCAAGAAGTACAACAGGTGTACCAGATGTAGTTGGAATATACAAGACACTATCTTCTGCCAAATCAACTGTATTAATTACACCGGTGTTATTTGTTAATAATACAAGGTTGACTTCATAGGTTTGTGATGTATTAAATGAACTTGCTGCATTTGTTACAAGTGCTGAAATAGGGACATTTTCAACTGTAATTGTTGGTGCAGGGGCTGGATTTGCAGTTGTAAATCCACCCAAGAATGCCTTTAATTGTGTAATATCGGCTGTAGAGGGTGAAGTAATTACAGACTGAATCGTATCATTCACAACAGATTCAATATAGTCTGGTGTAGGTCCAGCCAATGTGATCTTGAGGGTGAAGTTGTTGTTGGAGGTAGGGTACATGGCTTCCAATGCAGCCTTGGAAACTAATTGGTTGGTTGCACCTACACTTACATTCGGTGCTTTCACAGTGATATTCATATAAATTACATCCCCAGGATAGAAACGTAAGAGAATATGTTGGTCACGAGTACGCTGACTGTTATCTACATTCATCAAACGTGAGGCATCTTGACCAACCACTTGAGAGACAATGTTGGCCAAACTGTCAGGGTTTCCTGCACTAACTGCAGAGACAATTGGTACTCCATTTGCATCAAGACCCTTGGCAACA